AAGATAGAATGAGATATTACATTGGTTGGTCAATAGGATTGTTGAACTTAGCGGTTACAATTTATTTGCATAAATTAAATCAGAAAAAATAATGTGGTAGGATATCAGGATGCCTTTTTATATGTACAAATGCTCAGAAGGTCACGAATACTCTGAGCACAGGTCAATTAAACAAGATTTGACTGTTGATGGTTGCCCGGAATGCGGAGCTCCATTATCCCAGGTTTACAATCCCCCTTTGATTCAACTCAAGGGCGGAGGGTTTTATAAGAATTCAAGGACATGATATAATATATTGGGCTTAATATTCTTAAGACCGTTATAGTTACGCCAAGCCCCTGCCCTAAAAAGTGGGGGCTTTGGTTTTCTAGCAGAAAGAAGCGATATGGAAGTTATTGATGATTTCATTACAACGAATGAGCAGCGAGCCTTCTTGTCCTACGTGTCAGACCCAAAGTTTGCTTACCGGATGTACAAGTCACATATCTTTACTAAAGATCAGTGGCTGCTGGAGAAGAAGTTCCACGCCCCCGAGCAGTTCACTCACTTCTTATATATGCATGGGGAAGAAACACGCTCTGCACACTTTGAGGTCATCATTCCAGTTTTCGGGGCTTTACTAAAGAAATACGGAGACTTCACTCTCTTTAGAGCAAAGGTGAACCTCACATTCCCATATCCCCCATACCTGGGATACGAACCCCAGATCCCTCACACGGACATGAAATATGATGACGGGAAAGAAATCCCCCATCTCGTCTGTATCTACTACATCAACGATTGCGACGGACCAACTATATTCTTTGATAAGGAACACAACGAGGTTGGAAGGGTTGAACCCAAAAGAGGTCGGGCTGTAATCTTTGACGGTTCCCAACTCCATGCCGGCACAAACCCCGTTGAGCATCCCTTTAGATACATTTTGAACATCAACTTCCGTGAAGGCTTAAACCAAATACCTTAGGTGGGCGACCCGAATACTAATGGCTGACTATGGCTATCTATGACTATCTATGTTTGTATACCGGTGACTCTTTCGCCCGAACATGGTCCCCGAAGGGTTTTCCCAAGTCCACCCCTAATCCCCAATATACCGAATTGTATATATCCATACCACCCCTATACATATCTTTGCCACCCATAACCATTGTCTGCGACAAAGCTAGGAAACCTTAAACCCCGAATTTTAAATGCCCCTTTGTGGACTCTTCCCCTTCCAATGAGAATCCTAACTCTCTTAAACTTCCCCATAGCCTCTGAAACCTTCCCCAAGGCTTCTCCCCCGACTTTTAAAACCATTCCCCCGGCTTCGTTACCCAACCCCAAATTTAGACAAACTTTAACAGCTTTCCCCCCGACCCAATCTCAAGCAAAATTTGAGTATATATTTTTACAATGCTACATGCTGTTTTTTTTCTCTTTGCAAATCCTGTGTTTCCCGAGTCAATGGCGGGAGTAACGAGGCTTCAGCAAGAAGTTACACCCGCAGTGGTTGGTTCTAACTTTTATCCATATTGAACATATATTTGACATCGCATTAGTATATTGTAAGGGTAGAGAGAAAAGGAAGTATCTCTACTGAAAGGTAGTTATGAATAAGCAACAATATCTCCGTTCTGTCCGTGTTTTATCCGATCCCGCTCTTTACTTTGAATACGACAAGGTTCAGATCGCTACGATGGCTAGAGATGCCGCAGGGTATCGTTTCAAGCAGTGCGCTTGGGCGTTTGCTCTACTTGGCACGATCTGCTCTCTAGGGCTTGTGCTCACGACTTGGGCGGTTCAGCAGAACACGCTCGGGGCAGGCTTGGAATTGTTCATCGTGTTCTCGGTCATATTCTTGAGCGCTTGCCTAGCGTTTCAGCCGGCTAGAGAGTTGTTTCATCGTGGTGAGATATGGGATCAGATGGAGAATGAACTGAACCAAGTGTTATGGGAAACCCGACACAGCAAGTAATACCCGAGAGGGGGTCGCAAGACCCCCTCTCTTTTTTTTGCCTAACACCAAGCCATTGGGGTAGACCTATGTTGGTTTCTTTAATATGCTCTCTCAACACACAAGGGAATGCAATAACCCCGAAGTTTCGGCAAAGGGTTTCGCTGGAGTGCAGAGGAAGTCTTCAGACACTTTGTACTCCGGCGGATATAGGGTTCATCTTTTCTCCATATTTAGTAAATATTTGACATCGCATTAGTATATTGTTTATATGAGCATTCAGCCCATGCCGACCGCTTCTGCGGAGGTTCCTTCAACTCAGGTAACCAACCCTGAGATACCCGTATTGGATATGACCGCACAATGGTTTGAGAAACTTGAGCGGTTCTACGATTACACGGATACCCGTGCTGATCTAAATACCTATCTTGATGAATACTCGCTGTATAACGGCGGGGAGAAAATGCACATCAAGCGTATTTACGCTCAGTTGTTCTCACTTGGCGCTGATGCCCGCCATTTTGAGATGTTCGTGACTGCGGTTATCCGCAATGATGAGAGCTGCCAATACAGCCCTGATTAGGTCACGATCCCCCCGATCCCCCCGCTTCGGCGGGGGGATCACCCCAACGCTTTTAGGGCTACCTGCTGGGAATGTTTAATAGATTCTCACAACACAAAGAACAACTACACGACCGAAAGGTTTGTGTAGTCGTCTCGCTGGAGTACGGGATGCTTCAGCGTACTTGTACTCCGGCTGATATGGGGTTCATCTTTTATCCAAATTTAATACGTATTTGACATCGCATATGTATAGTTGTAAAGGTAGGAGAGAGAGTGCCTACCTTACGGGAATGAAAGGAGGTGAACATGGACAGCCCCATCGCCCCTGTTGTGAATGAGATCCTCAGTCGCCCGCGTCAGCACAATGTCACGTACATTGTGGTGAAGCAACTGATTGAGGAGTCATTCAGTCTCGGTGATTACGAAGAACTCCTTCTTCGTGTCATTGAGATCTTCAAGTTTGCCCAAGATGACATGGAACTTATCCAAGAAGTCGTCGTTGCAATGCTTGAAGAGCAAAAAGCCTAGAGATAGGACATATCGGGAGACCTGCCACATATCCAGCAGGGTCATACAAAGGGGGAGCCGAAAGGCTCCTCCTTTTTTTTGTCTCTGTTTTGACTGGTGTATAGGTTGCTTCAGCGAGCTTTTACGCCAGTAGATCTTGTGTCTAACTTTTCTCCATATTTAATACATTTTTGACATCGCATATGTATATTGGAAGTGTAGGGAAACGACAGTACCTACCTTAATGAAAGGAAATGCAATGGGTGTCAATATCTCTCCTGATTATGTGTTGCGTAAGTGTGATCCTGCCCCCCACAAGTGTGGTGGTTGCGGTGCGTTGGTATGGGTTTCCTCTGAGGACTACAATTACGGCAGATCTCGCTGTGACGGTTGCGGTGACGAGCCTTGGGACGTAGACTTCTACCCTACCGAGTTTGAAAAGGTAAAGGGTCACATAACCTATTCCTCGTTGTTTGAGATTATGGGTGCTATGGGGTTACCCAAGGTGCACTCAGGCGACGTATCTACCGCTCTTGTTCGCTCTAGGCTTCACCTGCTAGAGGGTCACCGTCACTACCAATTCATAGCCGATATGGTTGAGTCGGCAGAACAACACGGCGTAGATATCGGCTTCGCCTAACCAATTCCCCCCGACCCCCCTGCTTCGGCAGGGGGGTTCCCCCCACGCTTTTAGGGGCACCTGTTGGAAATGTTTAATATACTCTCACGATACAAAGAACAACTATACGACAGAAAGGTTTGTGTAGTTGTTTCGCTGGAGTTCAGGAAAGGCTTCAGTCTCTTGAACTCCGGCGGATCTTGTGTCTAACTTTTCTCCAAATTGAGCACACATTTGACATCGCATATGTATATTGAAAGTATGAGCATTCAGCCCATACCGACCGCATCTGCGGAGGTCCCTTCAAGTCAAGTGTCACAACTTGACCTATCCGTATCCATCTCTCAGCAGGACATCTTGTTTCAACTCATTCGTTGCGACAGGATGGATCAGGATGAGATCTTACAAATGTTGGATGATGCATTCTCTTGGATCGCAGGAAGCGGTCCTAAGGGCAAGCGTTACCTCAACGATGTCTTCCAGCATCATATGCGGGAAGTCCTGGAACAGCAGGACATGGATGAAGATCTTCAAGAGGTCTTCATTGCTCTCATTGAGAGCCTTTCGCCTAGCCCGTTCTAATCCCGTTCACCCGAGAGGGGGTCGCAAGACCCCCTCTCTTTTTTTTGTCTTTGTTTCGCTGGTGTGTAGGAAACTTCAGCGAGCTTAAACACCAGTAGATCTTATGTCTAACTTTTCTCCACGTTTAATAAATTTTTGACATCGCATAAGTATATTGTAAGTGTAAGCAGTAACACCTAGATAAAGGACAATATATGTTAGAAGATAATGAAATGAAGTTTCTTGTAGATGCGTTGAACGTAATGCCAAACAAGACAGTATTGGTGCCCAAGTTTTTCCAAACCCCGACAGATAAACGGCAGATCGCAGAGATACGCTTTATCTTGACTAAGGCTATTGGTGCTACTGATAAACCCCATGTCTACAAAATTACCGTTCAATACGCAAGCGGTGAACTCGGTATAAAGCGCAATGACGAAATACTCTCGGCAGAAGAAAAAATGCTGAAAAGTGCTGAAAAAGAGCATGAGAGACTGTCTAAGGTAGATCCACGGTATCTAGAATGGTATACGAGATATTGGGAACTGAGAGAGAAGAAACTAGAGATCATTGAAGAAATACTCAAAGAGATCCCAACAGAAGAAGAGAAGAATATCTCTAGGGCAATATTCAAGGCGCTACTAGACCAAGAAGAAGATATAAAGTGGATAGGTGAGGATAAACTAGACCTCGGAGAATAAGCAACCATTCCCCGATCCCCCCGCTTCGGCGGGGGGATCACCCCAACGCTTCTAGCATAGATAGTTTGGGGAGTTTAGTGTATTCCCAAGATAGAAAAAAAAACGATACAGCACAAAAGTTTGTGCAATCGTTTGACGGGAGTGCAGGGGAGCTTCAGCGTACTTGTGCTCCCGCAGTTCTAGGGTTCATCTTTTCTCCATATTTAATATATTTTTGACGTTGCATAAGTATATTGTAAGGGTGACAGATAAAGCACAGCCGACTGCTAAAGCAGAGGCACAGAATGAAATGAATGAGTTTGAGTTTGAGATCGTGGATATTGCGGATATTGCGCATACCCTCGCTAAGCGAGGTCGTGAGCCTTACCGTAACGAGGCGCTTGCTCAGGCTCTTACAGCGTTGCCAGTAGGCAAGGCTATTAAGTGGGTAACCATTCCTGCTGGTTTATCGGTAGAAGAGCGCAAGGCGTTTACGTATAAAATGCGTAATCGTGTTAAGACTATTGCCGATGGAATAGCGGTGACTATCAGTGTTACGTGGAATAATGAAGATAAGTGCGTTATTAAGCGCAAAAAGTAATAGGAAATAGAATGAGAAAAAAGGCGAGCCGATCGGCTCGCCTTTTTTTTTGCCCCGAACGGCGGGCGTTCTGCGGCGCTGAAGCGCCTTGAACACCCGTGATTTTGAGGCAATAAATTAATTCATCTTTAGTATGAAATCTAATCAGTAGGTTTGTGTTTGAGTCCTCTTTCAACTTTCAACACAGGCGGGTGTGCAACAAGCTTCAGCGTATGTTGTACGCCCGCAGTTTTGGCTATTAACTTTTCTCCACATTTAATACATTTTTGACATTACATATGTATATTAATAGTGTGACAAACAAAGCACAGGTGACCGCTAATGCGGAGCCAATGAATGAGAATGAATTTGAAATTGTGGATATTGCGGATATCGCACACACACTCGCCAAGCGTGGTCGTGAGCCTTACCGCAATGACGGTCTCGGTCAAGCCCTGCTTGCCCTGCCTGCGGGCAAGGCTATCAAGTGGGTCAAGATCCCCGACGGTCTCACTATTGCCGAGCAGAAGGCTTTTACCGCCAAGATGCGGAACCGTGTGACAACGGTTGCGGGTCTTGTGAATGTCGTCGTAAGTGTGACATGGAATAATGAAAACACTTGCGTTATTACTCGCAAAAAATAATAAGATTAAGAATAAGAAAAAAGGTGAGCCGAGAGGCTCGCCTTTTTTTTTGCCCAATTTGGCGGGCGTTCGTCGGCGCTGAAGCGCCTTGAACGCCCGATGGTTTGGGGATAAACTTATTTTCATCTTTAATACATATTCTAATTCTATTTCTTATTAGGCGGGTGTGATCAACGCTTTAGCAGCCGTTGAACACCCGCAAAATTAAACTTAAACTTATTCTCAAATTTAGTGTATTTTCAATTCTAAAACTTATACTTATAATGTAGGTTGGGTTTGTATTTTTGTTTGAACTCATAGGGCTTTTCAATTCCTAATGATGTCTCTACTCCTATAGAGGAAACTTAATCAATTCTCTACACCCCGGCGGTTCTCAACTCCTGGGAGATACCTTAAACTTAATTTGGGGGGTTATAGGTGTCTCTATTCTCTATAGAGAGAGTATAGATAGCTTTATCTTAGACCTTTGTTTATGCCGGCGAACATTTGTTCGTTTTATTGCAAAGAAATACTCATTTTTAATCTAATTCTTAATCTTTTTCTTAAATTTTACTAAAAATAGCTGATTTTTGGCACAAAAAAAAGCCAATAAACTTACCATAAATCTTACGATTAGGCTTGTCTATTGGCTTTTAATTGCTTTAACTATAAAAGATAGGCACTGTCTCAAGCATATGCTTACTACCTTCTATTTAAATATATATACACATAATTGGAACATTTACCGTCTCATAGTTACAGACGTATTGCTTTCTCTATAGGTAATCCACAAACTTATTCACATCTGGGGATAACTCTTTCTCTTCTTCTCTATAGAATCTATCTCTATTACTCTAGGAATATCTCTATTAAGGATAATCTTTATACTCCGCAACTATTGCGATGACATCTAATATTCTCTTACGATAATACTCTCTCTCATCAAACTGAAGCATCTTATTTATCTCTAAGGCATTATAGATATACTCTAGTGATGGGATTACATCATCAGATATCTTCATCAATGCCCCGCTCAATTTCCTCAATATAAAACTTAAGTTCTCCCGGTCTTATTGGGTTATCAAAAATCTTATCGTATGCCTTGTCAAGGGCTTCTTCCTTGGTCTCAGCATTTACTTCAATAGCCACAAATGCGTTAATAATATATTTATTCATAGCCCTCCTTTTGTTAATAATACTTATGATAATTTACTCCTTACATTGGGGGCATTTTGTGATTAGCAATATGCTCTCTAAGGTTGATAATTTCTTTATGACCATTGTTAAGAGCAGTATCCAACTTTACAATATACTCCCAAATTAGCCAGATATCTTTATAACATTCTTCCATAGAAAAACTGCTTTGTTTAGCTGCTTCTTTCTCGTCAATGTCTTCTAAAAAGTGAGCAATGCCCTCAAGCCTACCCAACATATCAACTGTATTGTCAATCATAACTTAATCCTCCGACTCTGTAATATCCCAAGGTTTTCCCCAGGTTATGGCTCCACCTAAATCTAAATCCATCAACTGATCATCTTCATATGAATAAAAGATCTCCTCAGCATTTTCTTTAGACTCTGCCTCAATCTCATAGGTATGCTCAATCTCTTCAGTTACTGATACTATGTACTTTGTCACAATATTTATCCTTCCTCTGTTTCGTTAACGTAAATTTCAACCCATTCGCCCTCTAAAGGCAAAAACTTCTTATTATCATCATAGATAGTTGCAGTTGATTTATGACCCCAACCATCATAGTCATTCCAATACTCACTCTCCCAATAACTAGGGTGATTAGGAAAAGCCATTTTCGGCGTTCCAAACTTATGAATTGTATATTTAACTAACATTAATATTCCTATCTGTTGTCATCATCTACTCCGCCAATAAGATCATCATATTCCGAAAGAATACTGATAGCGTCGGCTATGCCTAATCTATAAGATTCAATCTCAAGGGGATCCGTTCGGTTATCTTTTACCAAATAGTCATCAATAAACGATAAGGTACCAATTACTCTATGAATATCATCTTCTGACATTAGTAGTCCTCTCCATTTTCGTCTTGGAAAATCAAATCTTTAAGATTATCTCTATGACCCCATCCACAACCAAAGTCCTCTTCGGCGTAATGATAAATCATTTCAATGACATCTTCTAAAGTTACTTCTATTTCTTCATCTTTTGCCCGGTTATCTGAAATAATCTGTTGCCTAATGCCTTCCACATCATATGTAATAACTTTAGTCACATTGATTCTCTCAGGAAAAACCTCTAACTCACTAATTTCCATTGGATACCTTTCTTGTCATACTCCGAAGCTATAAGTTCAACAACAACATTCTCAAATTCTTCAATTAAAGACAATAAGTCTTTGCTATCAAAATTAGTTACTGGTTGCAATGCCTCAATGAAACTTTTATTGTTATAAATAGTATTAAGACCAGTTAAGATCATTCCACATTGAACTCTATCAACATTTACAATTGCCATAGTTAATCCTCTTTCTTATCCGAACTAAAATAGTTAATTATTAAAGTAGCAGCTGCTGCAATTATGATTATCTCTATCGTGACTATCAAAAAATGCTTCATATATTCCCTCCCAGGGTTTCTTTATTGCCCGTTATTTTGCTCTCTAATGGTTTAGAATACAAAAAGAGGGGATTTCTCCCCTCTTCCTGTATTTTTACAATTAATAGATATATCGTGACTTCAGCACTTCAAACTCAGAAATTAATTTTGACTTACCTTGGAACATATTTTCCATGTTGTCCAAATATTTTTCCCAGTCTGTAACATTCACTCTGTCATGGACTTGCTGAAGATTTTCTAATAGATTCATAGAAATATCATCAATTTCCCATTTTGGATTTGATTCCATTAACGCTACAATAACTGACTCTTCAGTAACTGCTTTTTCTTCTACATAATCCGGATCATATTGTTCATCTTTTATTAAACAACCTATTGCGCATTGTCCATAATTAATTTCTCCGATTGAAACAAGATGATATAGTTGTTCACTAATTCTTTGTATCTCATCTATGCTTTCAAATTTAAAAGCATCTTCACCGAATTCATTAAGTAATTCCTCATTAACATCAGATCTTACTTGATCAACATCTCTTTCAAGATATCCTCTATAAGAACAATCATGAGTTATTGGATGAATACACTTATCTTTCTGAGTTAACAAATGAGCCTTGACTTTCAAGAAAGCTTCGTAATCACTTGTAATCTCATCAGGTATTACTTTCACTTCTGTAATCATAATTTCTCCTTACTTATGGTTTGTATTTAAGTTGATCAGGTTCATCAGGGTTATGCCACGCTTCAATATTGCGATTCTTAGAAACTGTAATAAATATATTTTCTTTCATCCACTTAACTTTGCGAGAGTTCATAACAATAAGACTCATTAGTTCATTTAATGCTTCTTCAGGAGTTTGGTCAGTATCTAAAGTTCCTCTAAAGTCTCTGAAAGAGATTTCGTAATACAATGTTGTATCTTTAGTTGTTGTCACAATTACTCCTAACTTTCATCTGCTCTAGTTAGTGCAAGCATAAATGATTCATTCTTTTTATTTGTTCCAAAGAATTGTCCAGGTCCATTACCTTCTTCATCCATTGCTGGATAGATAATTGTATCGTCAGATAAAACCATACAAGTTGGATTAGTATTTTCATAATGACGACGTTCCCAGCCCTCATTTTCCATTTCTTTATCAGTCATAGTCCTAACCATCTTGATAGTTAATCCACATGGGAAGCCTGTTGTTGTCTTGAGGTTTACTGTGTCTTTCATGTTTTATCTTTCTTTATTGGTTAGTTGAATTTTGGTTGAATGAATTATTATTAGCAAGAAAGTCATAAACTTCCTTCCAGCTATTATCTTTAGAGATTAGTTCAGTAAAGTCTTTCTCAAGCTTACTACCCAATCCAAGGTCAGACAATTCTTTTACATACTCAGCAAAGTTATTATCTTTAACTGAGAAATGCTTGATCTGTGCATTAAGAGGGTTCTTAACATAAATGTGTTTACAACCCGCAAGCGGAGTTAAAAGACTATAATGACTTGTAATCGCACTTTGAATTAAAAGTTGCTGCTCAGTCTTAGAGTCTTTCTTTTCTGTAAACTTCTTTGGGGCTTTCTTAGTTACCATATTTCTCCTTATTTAACTTGATCTAATCGTCTGTCGGATTCAACATTCTTGTATATCAATTGATTTAGGTAATCAATAGCGTCTGGTAAAAGATTAAAGCCGGTCATATAATGACCGGCTTTCTTCTCATCTATTGCTTTTATATAGTAACAAGCAAATCCATTATTTTCTTCATAGACAAATTCATACTTCAATCTTTTCATCAACTACAACTTTCTCTTCTTCTAGTTTCTCTACGTAATCATTGAATTCCATCTTGAAGACTGAAATATAAGCCTTAACATCACTGGCACTCATTTTTTTAAGTTTCTTGTCGTAAGTATGACGAAGCAAATTATTTACCCAATTTGTTGTAGTAATCTTACTAACATTAGTTGATAATCCATAATGCTGAATCAAAACATCAGGTGTAAGGAGATACTTCACAAGTTCTTCTCCTTCTTTATAAGTACTATAAAGGTAATGACCCTCAAACTTCTCAAGAAGTTTATACCTTCCATACCATTCAGCAGCAGTTGCTTTATTAATCTGACCAAAACCGACAGACATACAACCAAAGATTAAGGATTTAGTTTTGGTGTTGACATCTTCATATTCTCCATCACCATTATTAACCTTAATCCACATCTCATCTGGATTCTGTTTAAAATACTCAATACTACTTAGATCAAAGTTCAATGACATTATTTTTCTCCTACTGTTTGGTTGATATTTTCTTTTACATTCATTCCTAATAGTTTAACTGAATCAATAAGACTCTGCTGAACTTCTTCATTATCGCCATTGTTATCTATACCTCCAAAGAATACAACATCTCCAGAAATATAATCTCCTAGCAATACTATTTGTCCTGAGTTATACCACATATCTGTTACAAACTCATTCACAGGCAATTCTAAAATCTTTGCTTCTTCATTTGCATAAGCAAAGTATCTATTCTCACCAAAACTAATTACCTCAATGTAGCCTCCAACAGTTTCATTAATCTGTTCATAAGACCACTCTTGATCAATCACTTCTGCTTCACCATTTGCTTTAATTACTAAGCCTTTCATAAGCTTCCTTTCTTTCTCTGTTTAAATAATTAATTGCTTGAGCAATCATATTGTCCATACGATCAGCATCTTTAAGATAAGTGCCATTTCCTCTATGTTGATTTAACCATTCTCCCGTGTTGGTATCCCAAACTGTTTTATTATCAAAATAAACTGATTCGGTATCAACATCGTGTTCCCATAGGTTAGTTTCTGTATCAAAATTAATTACATAATGCCATTGCATCTTTATTCCACCTCAATAGAATGATGTGTGCCGGGAAGTATTTGAATATTTTGTTCATCAATTTCTCCCCAAGACAAAACATTTTCTGGATCATTACCTAACAATGCTTCATACACAATGTTTTGTGCTTCTAATAAATGGCTTGCTTTTACAAACCATCTCCCACTAACAATGACAGTATAAAACTTATCATCTGTTCTATTAATTACACCCATAATTCATTTCCTTTCTCGTCGGTCATACTTATATCAAAGTTCATATCCAATGATGGAACCATATCTTTAACAAGATCCAACACGACGGTTAAGATTTCTTCTAAAGACACTTTAAAATCAAAGACATCCATTTTATAATACTCCTCAATTGGCTCAAGGATTGCTTGCTTAATAGGATCAACATTAAAAGAAGCAACCAACTGAACTTGAATTGTTTCAGGTAATTCTTCTGTATAAGTAAGATTAAGATTGTTCATCAATTACACCCTTAAATAACCAATTAATCTTATCATTCCACCATACAAGCATCTTTTCTCTTGACTCGTCACTATATCGTTCATCAAGGGCAAGATTATTCTTTGCTTCATTCCTAATCATTTCAACGTCATCTATAGTCCATTCATTACTTTTAATAAAGTCTTGAACTTCTCTACATTCAGCCTCTCCTCTTTTATAATAACCGTAGTCATCAGAATAGTTGTAATACCAATCTGCACTTCCGATTTTCTTATAGATCTCCATTGCTTTCATTGAATTCATTTCATTACCTTTCTATAAGCAGTATCCACTGCATTTAGGGAAACCACAGGCTGGACAATAAGCTTCTTCTTCATCCTCATCGTCATCCTCTGGTTCATACTCATCATTTTCTTCTTCGTAATTATCCATTGCTGCTTCAATATAAACATCATTTTTCACTTGATTCTCCTGCCATTCTCTAAAGATTCTCCAAACTGCTTCTCTTGTTTCTTTAGGTACTGGACCTACTTGCCTTACATTAAACACTAATACAAACCCCAATCTTCTCTTTGTTGTTCAGTGATAATCTCAACTTTACTACTACTTCCAGTCGGAGCGTCATGGTGATATAAAGAGTATTCAATATGGTCATCAAATACTTTTCCCCTCATTGTCCATAAACTATCTACTCCCATACCTAAAAGTAAATCTGCTGGAGTCTTTGCACGAACGTAACCATAATGATTACCATCCCATAATCTAATACCAGATACTTTCCACCAATAAGTTTCATTGTTGTCAAATAATGTCTCTGTTATGTCGTTAAAGTCATCCGTATTCCATTCCCAACATTCACCTGTACATTCAGCATCATATGAACAAGTACAATAATTATTGTATTGAAATTCAACTCCTACTTTACTAATATCATTGGTTTTCATTGTCTACCACCTTTTCTGCTATTCTATACATCAATGTGTGTTCATCATCATCTAATTCATAATCTCGATATTCACTTGGATTATCAATTACCATGTCTAATGCTTCATCTTTACTTTCTGCTTCAACATAGTAACTAACTGTATATTGATATAATTCATATACTTTATACATCATCTTCAAAATCACCATCTTCCTCTTGAGTAATTCTACCTGTACAATTAATAACATATTCAATATAAGATAGTTGAATATCTTGCCAATCAGGGGTTCTAAATAAATCTGCCAGTAAATCTAGTGCCCATTTATCAAGAGCATTTTGATCTCCTTTAATCTCGCTCATAAATCAACATCCTTACTTTTAGAGAGTGGCAATACTTTACGACCTGCATACTTTAATTGATTTGCATGCCATTCATCCCAATTAAAATCAAATCCTGATTCTTCAATGAGAGTAATGATTTCATCCATACATTCGCCATCTGTATAATCTTCACCCGGCAATTGTATTTTCTTCATGATTTCTATAATAAGCTCTCTGTCTGTCATAATGCTCCTTAAACTTGTGTTGGACTAAACATACAACCTTGATGTAATACTACAGTGGTATATGTTTCATCATCAGGTAATGAAATATCAACAATATTAATGTAGTCATCTTTAGTTGCAATTGTAAATTGAGTCTCGTGAGGTAAGTGACCCACAAGATTAATCAGCTCTCCTACTGTTATGCTTGGAGAAAACATATTCTCCCACTTATCTTCTAGCTCTTCTACCCAATGACAATAATCATAAATCCATTCATCAAAGGATCCATTAAATGGATAATTATCAGAAGTTGTACCATTATCATCACTGTCTATGTCATCATAGGCATAAAGTATCTTCATTAAAGACTGCCTTGCTTCAACTATTGCTTCAAGAAAAGCCTGACGACTTGCTTGTTTTTTTTGATTTACCATATATACCTTTCCTATTTGTGTTTATATATCAAAAAAGACATTGCCTAAGCAATGTCTTTTTCTTGTGCTTCCAGTAAGACTTGAACTTACAACCTACAGATTAGAAGTCTGTTGCTCTATCCATTGAGCTATGGAAGCGTATAGCATATTGGTTAAACTTTTCTTCTGCATATGCTAGGCAGAATTTTCTACGGCTTTAACCAAACCTTGTTATTAAAGGCTCCAGTTACCAAGACCTTTGCCTTCGTTATAAAGAACAGAGGCAACCTTGACATTACACTTAACCTTAAGAAGACCCTCTAGATTTGTTTTACAAACCTCTTTTGTTAAAGTTCTCCATGATGAATTAATCTGAAGCAGACCAGAATCATATGTTCTATTCTTGTTTAATGTCCAAACAATTTTTCCATACTTATCAAATCTTGCATTAATAGCAACACTTCTGCATCGGCTTTCTCGCCAAGCAATATATGAAAAAACTTCAGTAGGTAATTTATATTCTCTAAAAAGAGGTACCCATTGAGGGCATCTCTTTGTTAAATCATTGGGGATATATACCTTTCTATCTCCACGACTTGTCTTAATTATTACTGTCTTCCATGCACTTTCTTTCGCATGAACTGTACTTATATTTATATTAGTAGCCATTAGGCTTATTAAAAACACAAAAATGTAACGATGTATTTTCTTCATTTTCGCTCCTTTAGTTTTAGATTTTACGATTACATCTTCTGTCTACAAACAGATTTAGTTCACCGCATTAGCTTTTGCTAAGGTGTGCGAAACAAGATAATTGCATCAATATTTATTCGGATGCTACTTGCTTCACATAAGTTTTGTCAATAGGCATCACCTCCTTTTAAGTTAATCTATAAGTATACACTATTGTTATTAAATGAAGTTAATCAATAAAGGCAACGGCTACTTGCCCATAGTTTTACCCTTACTTGGTTATTGTTCATAGTTATTCTTTCTCAAATTGAGTATGCAAAAGAATACTTGATTATTACAAACAAAAGGATTCTATTCTGTATCCTTACGCATTTGTTCCATGAACTTCTTAACCATTTCTTCTGCATATTCTGGTCTATTTCCAAGCATTCTAGAAAGAGCATTTCTGTTTTGATTATACAAATTATTGTATTCTTCCATAGATTCTTCCATTGAACACATCTTCTCTTTAGAAATGATCTGCATCATCATTAACATATGAACCATTGCCCCAAAGATTACCCCAGGGAAAAATGATTTTTGCTCATAAGCTTCTTTTGAAAAAGATTCCATAAGCATTTCAAGAACTTCATGATTATCTTCTGAAGTGTGCGCATTGAAAATCTGCAGAACATAGTCTGTGAATAGGTTATCTTTATGCTCTTCAAAAGGTCTTATTCTCATATCGGTACTAATATTATACCATTCCTTTCTCTTCGTCTTTGCGGGTAGCAATTCCCAGTATATAACCGAAAGCGTCTCTTTTTTCTTGTTTTGACAATTCAGTTATAAAAAATTCTGTTCCTGAATCTAGCACATCAAATACAAAGTCTTTGTCATCTTTATTTTTTTTCAATACTGATAATAAAGATTCGCACCACTTTATGACAAATGTTGTATCAACAAAATCATCATCATAAATTGATTTGTATCTATCAGACGCTAGTTTTCTCCAAGCTTTTAATGTAGGATCTAAACTTTCCATAATACTTTTCACATCCTTCCTGATGTACTTTGACATGACACTTTTCACATAACAAAACTAAGTTGTTTAAGTTATCCAAACCATTATCACTTACTGGGATAACATGATGTACTTGCATTTTATTTTGTTTAAATTCGGAACCACAATTAATACACAAAGCATCTCTTTTATAAATAATCTGCTTTAGATCAATTGGGACTCCATTTCTAAATGTTCCACTATTAATCTTTTTTTGCTTCTTTTTGGCATTCTCAGTAGCAACTTTTAAGTTAATAACTTCCATACAAATAAGTTTCCCGCAACTTCTTCTATTTCTGTACATAGCTGTTTGAGAAACCTTAAATTTCTCTAAACAGCCAGCACAAATAACTGTTCTCTCATTTGTCATCTTTGACTTCCTTATAAACAATCTTTACTTCTGAATCAGAAGATAGTCTATTAAAGATTTCTTCATAGTTATCTATATCCTCTGGTTCTTTATTATCCTTTACCAACTGGGAGAAGTATCCAATGTTCTTAGTAATTTCCCTATAAGATACAGAATTGGGATTATAAAAGTATTCCCTAATTGTTCCCGGATCCTTATGCCTAGTGGAATATTCAAAGATACGAGCAAACCAATTGTCTGGCTTAAAGCCAAACATTCGCTCACATATTCTATTACCTTTAGACATAGCTTCCTGCACTGTAGAAACATCTTCTACTTTTACAGGAAACCTATATTCAACAACATAGTAGTTTTCGTATTTAGGCATATTATTTCCAACCACTTACTGCTATTGCACAAACCAATGCCATGAATACAAATATAGCAATGATTGGGAATACAATAATGCCTGAAATTGTTATAATTGTCATATATGTTCTAAGTCTCATCACAAACTTCTTTCTATCGTTACTTTACAACCAAATGGGATACTAATTACTTTTCCGTCTTCTGAAATTTCGCAAACACCTTTATACTTAACAGGAAGTCCACTTAACTTCAAAAGCCAATTCTTATTACCAATATTCAAGATGTAACTATCCAAGTTCCTAGAGTATTCAAGTTCATAATTAAACCCTCCAACGTCATAGAAGTCTGAGTAATTAATATAAACACACTCATCACCAGCATTCAAGATATCATCTTTATTGGCTGCATAAATTAACTTACCAATTCGCTTATCCGCAAGATCTCTGAAAGAACGACCAGCATGGTCATTACTATCTCTAATCCCACTCTCATAATGATCGTACTCGTGAATTATTGTAGCAATCAATTCTTCAACAGTACTTGATTGAGCATGGCTTTTCTCAATTACAATCCTTTTATTTTCCTCATCTTCCATATTCAAAACCATACCAAGAACGTCGGTACCATTTGCATTTAGGATACCAATTTTCTTATTAAGATTCTGAAGTCCCGGCTCAAACTTTTCTGCAATCCTCATCGCAACCTCTAGCCGAGGGAAATCTTTAGTGTCATCACTAACATCAAAATGATATTCTTGAGTTAAGCTAGTCAGTGAGGTAGGGATACCCATATCCTTAAACAAAGCAAACGCTGTATGATTCTTCACTAAGATAGGCTTAAGTTTCTTCAATTTCAAACCAGTACGAATTGAACTTACGTTGTATTCTATTTGGCTAAGGATAACTGAATTAGGTCCAAACTTTTCATTCCATACTTGTTGCCAAGCTTCTTGTGAAGAATCATTTACAGACCATTTAAAAGTTTGATTTGCTAAACGAACTAATTCCCAAACTTGATCATCTTCATCTGCTGATTGGAATACTTCAATGTATTCAGCAATTAGTTCTTTATTCGTTAATCTACACATTGTCCTTGTGACACTATACTCAAGATCATACAATGATTTAACACTACGCTCTTCATTAAGAGTGATATCGTCAAACTGATAATCAAAAACAGAGTCATACTTTTCTTCTTCTCTTACCAAAATACCATGACAATAAAATCTTGCTTTCTCATCAATTTTCTTAAACAACTTTGTTCCGTTGTTTTCAAACAAAGCTTCTCTGTTCATTGCGAAGTAAAGATTGTAATTATCAATAATCTTCATAAGATTAGGAGAGGCAGTAATATAAACTCTAAACACTCCCTCTTTAGGCTCAAGTTTTTTCATTGACTCAGGATCTTCTGTATCAACCGTTATCAACATAACATTATACCAACCATTTGGTTGCATTTTTGAACCATCAATTGCATTAGCAATTGGCTCACGAATTATTTGAAAAGAATCTTCCCAAGATAAAACACCTGCTTCTAAAGTAAAAGAAGATGACTTAATATAATCTCCATACTTATAAGCAATGCAATCTATACCATCTTCTTTTTGTGAAATATACTCTAAAGTAAATGGTCCATTATCATCGTGACCAGTAAAGAACCACTCAAGGTTATTACGAACTGCAGCAATTGGTGCATACTTAATTCCTGAACCAAATTGTCCAATTGTATTAGCGTCATTCCTCTTAGTAGAAAAACCTAATTTTTCTAAAGAGATACGACTTACTGTGTCTGCACTATTTTCAATAACAATATAATCTTTTAACATAATTTTCCTTTTGTTTTAAAGAGGGGGGATTTCTCCCCCCTCTTGGTTGATTTATTAGGCTTCTTTTTGGTAAACGAATTCTGATTGTTCAACAAGCTTTTTGGCTTCTTCTACTGCATTTGCATACTCAATAAGTTCTCTTTCAAACTTTCGTTTGTTTTCAATCTCAAGGTACTGCAAACGACTCTGATACATTTCATTTACTTTTGCAGAAATTATTTCAGACTGTTTATTTTGAATAATTGACTGCTCAATCCTTGTTGATAAATCAGTTGTTTCTAATAAATACTCAATTGCTTGCTGAATTGAATCAGTAAATGATTGACCTAAACTACAAGCAGTATTTGGGTTATAACTATCAAGTAAATCTTTGGCTTCATCACCAAAATCATGATCACTAATAGCATCTCTTAGTTTAAAATCAATATCAATTTTGTCAGACAAGTCATCATAATCAATAAAATCTGCTAAGTCTACACGCTCAAGATGATCTGTAAAATTAAAGTTATCATCCATCCAATTAGTAATAGTTTCATCAAAGTCAGTATTGGCGATTACTTCTTCAATAGTTTCAACAATATTGTTTGAATCTTTCAATTGCTCTTCAACTAAATTAGCAATCTGAATAACTGCTTCGTTGTCAATTCCCAATGTTACATTAATATTTTCCATTTTGTTTCTCCTTAGTAGCTTAATTTAAATTCGGCATAACGATATAGTGGTGAATCTTCATCAACTTTTCTTTCGGCATAGTCATACCAGTCAACAAAGAAATAATCAACTCTTTCAATAAACTCTCCATCTTCATCCATAGTTACTTTAAGATAATCAGCAGGTCCACCTCCACTAAATTCTATTTTTACAACAACTTTTTTAGTCATACCATAATCTGCTTGAAAGATTGACTGTGCATCAATGTCGTTATCGTTGATATATTTTAGAATCTCAACGTCATCTTCATCGTCTTCGTCAAACTCATAATCATCATATGATTTGAAATAAGCGTCAAATTCTTTTTCTCTGTAATTGAGAGAGTCACGAATTCTTTGCTCACAATTCTTTTCTTCTACTTTAACTGGGATATGCAATTGCTCATTCATATCTTTAATACTTACCTCTCCATCAAAATTTAAATCAATGCTTCCATCCGGGTCTAAATTATCCATTATTGCTCCTTACAAATAGAGTATTTTTAAATGCTGCTTTAACATCAAGCACTGTTTTATTAACTAAAACAGATGCTTCTTCTTTTGTTATCTTCTGTATTGAAAAGTATGACTTAAGGACTGACAATTCTTTAGAAGAATAACCTCCCCAAATACCAAACCTTTCATCTTGATTTATTGCATAAGCTAAGCAATCTGCTGAAACAGAACAGGTCCTGCAAACATTTTTTGCTTGCTCAATCATTCTTTTATTTATGGTTTTAAATGTACTGTCAGAGAAAAACAATTCGCTTCCTTTACCATAACAAGCAGCTTTTCCTATCCAGTCATTATTCACCATCATCCTCCGATGAACCATTAAGATTAGAGATCATTGGCAACATAATGTTGGTATCAAAATGATCCAAATACTCCTCTTTGTAGTAATGGATACCTTTAAGCACAGACATCAAATGAACTGAAAGAGCAATCACTACATCAATTGCTCTCTCATTATTAGGGTTAGCATCATCAAAAGCCATATTAATTACATGCATCATAAAGAATTCCCTTTCATTTTCGTCATTGAAATTAGTTTGTTTTATAATCCGAGTCAATGTCATAACTCTATTAACAAACTCTGTATCATCTGAATTATCATCATTAACTTCATTTTCTGTATTGAAATCTTCAAAACTAAACATCAGTACCAAATACCTGAACCCTCTCCATAATTTCCAATAAACTTTAACCACCAAGCAGCGTAAATCCAATCTTTAACCAAAGGCTCTACTTCGTCTTTACCATACTGCTGAGTTGCTTGATATGTAAATTCTTCTACGTGATCAATAAAGAATCTATGCATTTTTAAACAATCATCTACATTGATTCCCTCTTCACCATCACCAAAACCATTACCATAAAAATCAATTCCATAGCCTGATTCCATATATTCATTAGCACCAGCATCAAGAATAGAAAGTAAATAATTCCCATACTTACCTCTATACCAACAATCAGTACCAAACATTCCGTAAATCGGAGTTGTATCTTTCACCAATGGATCAGATTCAAACTCTCTTTTATAAGGACACTTATCAGCATTCTGTGTTGCTTCGCAATCAATTTGATTACTATCGTTGTATATCGCAGTCTTTTCCAATACACAAGGATATGTCTTTGGTATATTATCTAATCCCATTATGCTTTCTCCATCTTATACATTTCGTACATATATTCCATATCCGGGTCTTTAGCTAGAACTTGAGTTCCAACTTCTTCTTTTGTTTCTCCTCCAAAATTAGTAAGTGTTCCAGCAAAACCCATTCCTGTTTCTTCATACCAAAGATGGAAAATAATGTTTGGATAATCTTCAGAAACTTTCTTTTGCCAATCAATTGCTGGACCCCAAGCTGTATCAAATCTATATGCGATTTCCTTAAACTCTTCCTTGCCCTCAATATCTCTTTCAAACAAAAGATAAGTATCTTCAGATTCCCATTTAGTTCCCCATTTGTTAATCCTCCAGTGATACCAATCACTTGCTCCATATTCTTCAATAAGAACTAAATCTTCTGGAGTAAGTTCATCTACTTTTTTAAAAGTAGCCTCTCCCATTAACTCAACAGGAGTTGGATAAGTTGATTCAAAAAGACAGATTTTGCCTTCTTCTTGCACAACTTTTTTCATAAAAGATTCAACATCTTCTTTTGGTCCGTATAGGTTTAATTCATTAGTACACCAATTTGGCATTTCACTTTTCCTTTTCTATTGTGTTGGTTATTTTATTTAAAACAATTTCTAATGCAACAGATGTTCTGTTACTATCTCCAGCTTCCCAAATATTTGTCCAATCATCTTCATTAAAATCAGATGTATCAATTATCTCAATATTATGAGCATCTCCAAAACTTCCGTCTTGTGCAAAGTAAGTTAGATTCATTAAAACTCCTCAAACAATTTTAGTTGGTTTTTATCTTTGTCTTTGTTATAAATTGGTTCAAGCCCAGCATCTTCTGCCCAACTATCCCATTCTTCTTTTTCTTCTAAATTCCATAACTTTAAGGAATAAACTGCTAAACGAATTTGATCATCACTAGGATATAAATCACAATCAGGATCAAACTCAACATTCATTTCTTGCATTAAGTAGAAGTGAACATTTTCTGCCCAGTCTTCATTTGATGTATCAATCATCTTTAAAAGATAGTCACCCATTCCTTCAAGAGTTTCAATACATTCCTTATAGCATTCATCTGACCAATCATCTTCATTAGCAATTGGATAATCATTAAGCATATCTTGCCATCTCATTGCCAATCTAAAGACATCTGTGATGTTATCTTCCACAATACCTTTATCTTCATCCAACAGGATACGACAAACTAATCTTTCAACATTACCAACAAGCCAATGACTGTATGATTCAATTCTGCAATCTTCAGGATACTCGCTCATTAAATTCTCAGAGATGACTTTGAAATTAGATCTATCTAATATTCCAGCATCTCTTGATTTATCATGACCAGTAAATCCCCAAGTTTTAAACATATCTTCAGAACCCCAATATCCAAAATCTTCGGGTTTCTTAAGAGCCAACCTTGCTGATTCTTCTATATTGTTTTCATAATCAACCATTACATCCAACTCCAATCGTCATCATCTACATAAGAATTATCTAAGTCAAATTCTTTTACGTTACCAGCAGCAATGTCTTTTAATACATATGCAGCTTGTTTGTTATTAATAATATAAAGCCCATCCATATCTTGTTCAAGATCAAGTTTTACTGCATAAAGATCCCAAATTGAATCAGGATTTAAATAAAACAATTCAACTGCTTGAGACCTTGTTAAGTCCAATAACTTAGTAGCTTGTTTAACAATAGTATCTTCATCAACTCTTAGAAGAGTATTAGTCTTAATAATACCAGTACCGTTAAATAAACCTACTGCCCAACCAGCAATGCAACAAACTGTATTGCAATCAAATACTTCATATTCATTTTTGAAGTATTCTTTGTAATACAAATCACCTTGATTAGACCTTAAATCTTTTACCCAACTTGTCATATCAAATTGCTTTTCAGGCAACTTTTCTATGAACTCTGCTAATTCCAACATTCTTTCCTTATTCATTCTGACCCCCAATGGTTTTGATTTTGGCTTACCCATGAATCTTTTTCTTGTTCACGATCATTCAATAATTCTTGAGTCATTGTCTCATAATCAACTTGATCACAAAAATCATTGATGTTGTTTTTATTAATACCATTCATTATTTAAAAACTCCTCTTCCCATAAGTTCCAATCTTCATTCTCATAAATATCAATTTCCCAATCGTATAGCTCTTCTTTTTCGTATTCCATTTAAACCAATTCCTTTTCTGAGTGTTCTTCTGTTCCATAAATAACTTCACCATTTTCAATTGTCCAAGAAAATTCACAACAAAGTGGATATTGTGGACTATTAATTGAAACGCTATGCAATCCTTTTCTTTCAGAAAGAATAGGAATACTTCTAAATAAAGATAACGTACATTCATGGCACAGTTCTAACTTAATTAAACAGCCATTCTCTACGTCATCATGAAACATTGAATAACCACCATCAATAGAGATAGCAGAACCGTTATCAAATGCATTATTTATAAATGACCACGGTTTATCCAAACCACAGCCTTGACATACTTTTGTTTCCATTTTCAATATCCCCCTTATATTTGATGAATTATGTTAATTGATTTAAAATCAGGCTTCCATTTTGCTTTAATCTCAATATTGTTATAGCAGGCTGATTTCTTAATTACCCAAACAATATCGTCTCGCTCTTCTTTATTCTTTGGTGAACAACTAAGGCTTATCTTTTCTCCATAACGAATTGAAGAAACAGTTTTATGGATAACCTTTTCCATGTCTGTTGAAAAGGTTATTTTTTCTTTATTGAATTTGTATGTATAAGACATTATTCTCCTAGTAAGTCTGAACGGACATTTAGAGTTTTTAACTCTGACTTTTTAATCCAGAAATAATTACTCTTATGTAATAAAGCTGGGGTGTATATTTTTCTAAAGGCTCTCTCTGATTTGTCTAAACCAAATCTTTGACAAGATTCTGCTAAACAATAATCATAACCAAGCTCTAATCGTTCATCTAAGTAATCCGACGAACAATAAACGCATATAGCCATTACACTATCCTTTCGCTTTGTCTTCACTAATTAGATACCAATTCAATTTGGCACTGTACTTTTCTAATTGCTTTTTCTTTTCTCTGACGTTTTCTAAGCATCTCTGCCTTACTTCGTTAGACATTTTTTCACTTTGCATAGCATTATAAAAGAAAGTAATTTGAGCAAGTATTTCTCTCATTTCTTTTATCTTCCTACGTTCAACTTGAGTAAGCTTCATTGTTCCCCTTTTATGGTAAAGTATTCTTCTGTTTTCATTGTGTTATAATCAGTAAGACTAATGTACTCTACAATTCCATTACCGCAATAATCTTTATTAATATGATTACTGCACCACTCTTCTGCTTGTTTTGTATTAGAGAATGGAACATTCATTAAAAATTTATCGTGGTCAGCTTGTATTCTTAATCTAGCAATTATCATTGTTTACCTCTCTAGTATTTAACTTTAGATATAAAAAAGCCGGGGCTATTAACCCCGGCTTCTATTTATTTTTAAACTTACTTCTTAGTATTTTATACCAGTATGAAAAACAAAATCTTCTACTAATTCACCAGTTCGTTGATCTCTTGTTAAATAGTAAGTATTATTTTCTTTATCATACTTTATATCGTGTTTTTCTAATGAGCCAATAAAAGCATTTATTGCAGTTTCAAGAGCTGCTTTACTATCATAAGAGTGTTTAATCATATCAAGATATTTTACAACATCTCTCAAAATATCCATTTTAGACATCATTCTGAGAATATTGTCTTCTCTTACTCTTTGCTGTATCTTCTTACGAAGAATTTCTTCTTCTTCCTTGTTCATATTTTCTCCTCATTGTTTAATTGTTATTACCATTTACTGGTAAGATGAGCTTTATAAACAACATATGAAGCAACTTCGTCACCACATATAATATCTTTTACATATTCACCGTTACCAATATATCTAATATTAAAACTTTCAAAACTTTTTCTGAAAGCTTTAATAGCAGACTTTGTTAAAGAAGTATCTTCCTCTACAAAATTAAGAGTAAATCCAATATACTCTAACATTTGCATTCTTTTTTTTAGTTCTTCTAAATGATCTTCATTAATATTTATAAAGTTTTCTTCTAACACTTTATACCTCCATTTTATGTTTTTGCTTAAATTTTATAACTGCTTCATCATTTGGATCTTCAATATCTAAAGTAATCATAAATTGCATTACCTTTAATTCTTCTCTATCTTGCTTTTCTAATAATCCAAAATTAAGATCATCAGTAATTTCAAAATAGATTTTCTTTCTTGCCAATCTCATAACTCTACTATGAACTAAGTTATAAGCTAAGGCATAATCCGCTCTCTCATTTTTAAAGAATGTTCTTTCATTCAAAGGAATATCAAAGAATGAATTAACGTGAACGTGTTTTTTATTTCGTTCACCATTTTCTATTTGTTGTGCTAAATCATAATCTATATCAACAATTTCAAACTCATCATCAACAAAGTTTATAAAACTATCAAAGTTTAATAAAACACTAGGTTTTCTATTACCACGTATTTTCTTCAATTCTTTTTCATCTAAATCAACTATTTCAAACTCTTGATCAAATTCTTCATTCATTAGATATTCCCCAACTTTCTCTGATTTTGTATAGCTCTAATTTTATATGCATAACCTTCAAAATTTTCTTCAGGAAAAGCATTGTCTGAAGTTGAATGAGAAGTAATAGATATAACCTCACTCTTCTCATCACTATTAGAATTATTTACAGTAGCTCTATTATTTATAGCTTCTGTAACATAAGGAATAGCAATATGTATTTTATGAGGTCCACTAAATCTTTTAGCATTTTCTGTACCATCAGGATATCCTACGGGTAAAACAGTAACTTTATCGTCACTATTTACATTAGTAGTTGCCTTACGGTTAAGCCGAATTGCAGACATTGAATTAAGTATTAGATTAGCATTAAACGTGCGACCAAGTGTTGTATAACACTCAAAATATTCACAACCATTATCTATAACATTTTCTATACGGTATATCGTACCAAAATCCTTACCATTTTTCACAACCTTTAAATTCATCAGTCGCTTATTCACTTCCTCAGCTGTTAAATTACTCACTATCTTAACCTTTCTCTTACGATAAGTTTGTTTGCGGTATACATATTCATTAAAGAAATAATTTTATTAACTTAGAATTAAACTTAAACTTAATTTGCAATTAAAAAACTTTTTTTCTTTGTCATTGTATCGGGTAAATGGTTGAGAAAAAACCTCCACATAAAAGAAATTTAGAAAAACATTTTTCTCGTGAGGAATTGAGTGAGATAAGATTCAGAGCGGAAAGTATGTGATTAATTAATCAACGATAGACTTGAAGAATCTTGCGATTAATGGAAGAAACAAGTTTGAAATGAATGAAAGGAAGTTAGCTTGCGGAAAGTCTATCTTAATTGGCTCATAAAAAAATGGCGGTAATTTTACCGCCATTTAATTAGATTAAGTTTGAACCACCGCTTATTAATCTTAAACTTACACTAAAGTTTAGTATACAATTTTTTTGAACTCACGGTTTTATGCTTCATCGCCCTTTTGTAATTCATTTGCAGTTTCTGTTGAAACAATATTATCCTCAAGGAATGTAAGCATTGTTGCTTTATATTTCATTCTTCCCAAATGCATCATCTCAATTGATGGGTCAACCCAAACTTTACCCTCAATCTCTTGCCAATACCTACAAAATCCATAATCCTCAGAAAGGAACCTGTGCTTATCAGGATCTACATATGAATTAAAGAATGCATATGTCCATTTCCTCTCTTCTTCATTTAAAGAGCCTGTATCGTCATTGTAATGCAACTCAGGGTAAGCCTGAATCATTCTCTCAAAGACAGACCTCTTGATCAACATAAACCCTGTCCCCGCATCATAGATTTCAATTGCACCTTTATCTACATTAACAGTAGCATTACCCGGATTTTTAACAGGGTTAACAACAAATCGTAAACTTCTTTCTAAGAGTTTATCAGCCGGATATCCTTTATCAGAATTTAACTTAACTTTATCCCAGTTAACATCCTTAATCGGATACGCACCTGTAATGACATCTTTATCGTGCCACAAAAGCTTTAAGATATCGTCAGGGATAAAACCCAAGTCAACGTCAATAAACATGATATGTGTAAACTCTGGGTTTGCCAAAAACTTAGCAACCATTTGATTTCTTGATCTTGATATCAAAGAATCAGAAATCGTTGCAATAGAAAACTTAAGTCCAATATCTTTAAAAGACATTGCAACCCTCATCATTGACATAAAAGTAGGTTCACTAATTAGTTGATCGTAACAAGGCATTGCAAGCATTGGATACCATTTACTAATTTCTTCATTTGTAATTTCAATAGTTTGTTCTTCAAAAATAGCCATGCCGATAGTATACATAAAAAAAAGGGCTTGTGTTGCCACAAGCCCTCCTTTTAAATTATTTTCTTGTTTAAGCGTTTGTTTTGGATACAGTCTTTACGGACTTGACATCTTTTGCTGAAACCGACTTCTCACTAGGAACTTTTGCTTCAGAAGAAGCCTTAAAGAAAAGTGTGTTTGCGTTACTGTCAAAATGAATAGTTACACGAAGGTTTAGTTTTTTTGCTTGTGAACGGATACGTTGTTGCAATGAATTAAATTTCTTTCCCGCTTCAACTGCTTCAATTGAAAAAACTGTGCCGGTCTTGCTTGACATCTCTAATGAATTAATAATCATTTTTAATTCTTCCGATGTACGACCAGTTCTTGTAATTTCTGGAAAAGAATCAACTGCTTTGATATTGAATGTAGTCATTTTATTTATCTCCTGATTGTTTATTGACGAGGGCTTGCCTCTTGACTTGTTCACTTTACCTACTCTTACCTCTTGTTGCAACCCGAACTACCAAGTTTTATAAAATTATTTTACAAGGCAATATTAAAACACATCTGAGTCTTTGGTTTGTGTTTGCGAACTCTCTTGCAATTGCTTACAAAAAGACTCAACCTTTGACAAACGAATTTTTAAAGCAATGTTCTCAAGAACTAGACGAGAATTAGCTGCGCTAAACTCTTCAAGAATCTCTTCGTATGTTGGATTAAACTGATCATTATTATTTTGCTTAATCATATTGTTTCTAACCATCTTTCTGCCTCTTCAGGCTTCATTACTTGTTTTGAATATCCGGCTACGTTCTTGCCTTCTTTACCATTATACACAGTCACAGTACCATAATCCTCTAAATCCTCTTTGGTTTCGTATTCTAAACCTGAACCGAGGATTTCAATCTCTATCTCTTGGTCAATTGACATATTCTCAATACAATTAAAAACAGACCCGGCAATAGCATCTGCTAAATCTTTAGAGCCAGAGTTTGGGTGATCTATTCTATTATTAGAGAACAATCTCAGTTTAAGAAGTTCTTCTTCAACTAATAGTTCATTCCAATAACCTCTTAATCTTGTATCATAAATTGTAGTCATCAGTGTGTCATAATCTGTTTTCTTAACGCTGTGGAAGTTAGCATTTATACCCTGAGCTTTTAAACTTTGAATCATTTCTACAGACTGCCATCTGTCAAAAGTTACTAACCCAACATTAAATTTCCTACACAAATCAACAATCATTTGACGTACAGATGAAAAGTTAATTTCTTCACCAGGTTTTGCTTCCCATGAATGTACAAAGTCAACATTAACTACAGGTAAAGTTTCAATACCCATTGATGTTTTAACCTCTCTTAAGCCGGAACAGTGAACCATAGATAAAGCTGATCTGTCTCTTTTAAGCCCCAAGTCAATATGAATAAAACGTACATGACCATCTTTATTATTAAACCAAGGTTTGAATTGACCATCTTCATCTATCGGATCTTCTCCATAGTTAAATGCTTTTCTCACTAAATCCGCATCTCTAAAGTAAGCATCTTCCATTGTTGGAGGTTCACATTCAAATCTAGCCCTGGCTTCAATTGGATTTCTAATATATTCCGATTCCAATTGTTCTCTTTTAATTGTAGGATTAACTTCCCATGTTGCAGCTTTGATTGACCAAGTTTTTGGTTCAGCATTATTCCGGGAATTAAAATATCTTTGCTGAATAAAGTCTCCTTTATATCTAGGGAAAGATAGAAGAATAACTTTACCGACTTCTGGGAAACGAGACATAACAGATAATTTACTCATGTTATAAATTGCTGATGCTGAACCTTTTGATCTATGATCTCCTTTAGTTTCAGCATCTGTTTTAAAGGCTGAGATTTCGTCTAAAATTATAGATAATACTTCATAACCTTCCCAGCCTTCACTTTCTGAGTGACCTGAGAAACATCTTACTGGTCTACTAAAGAAAAAGATTTCCGAAACTCTTGGTTCAAAACCTACGCTATTAAAATAAGGAGAAGAAAGTAATAAGTTCTTCAATGGTTCAAAGAATACTCTTTGGGCTTGCTGAGCGTTTACAGCAAGGTTTAACAGGTCTATATAAACACCTTTAGCCTTACCATAATAGTTCAATGGGTCTCTTAAGCAATGCAATAAATATGCCGTATATGCAATAGATATTCTCGCACAATGGTCTTTGCCGGAACCTTTTCCTAACATACAAATCACTTCATTGTCGGTGTATGTTTTGTAATGTTCCAATCCAGCTTCTTCGCCATATAATTTTATTAAGGTTGGAAGTTTCAGTATTTGGGTGCTATGCTTTACTATCTCCAATTGAATTGGTGAAAGCGGAGGAAGTCCTAAATATTTTTTATCTTGAACAAAAGTTTCAATAGATACAGGTGCTTCCATAAGTTCATCTTGACGAAGAAGTTTATCAAAATCGTCATAATTTAAATTAACGCCTAGGTAGTCGGTCATTTTATAAATACCTCCTGGGTTTGTGCAAAAAAGAGGTTCTCAACACATGAAGTTTTTCCCTTGGGTTTGTGCAAAAAACCAATTCTCAACTCATGGGGCTTCTGTAAATTCAGCATCTATGATCTCCTCAACAGGTTCTTCTAGGATTTCAAAAGCGGTTGACAATTCTCTTCTTACAGCATCAGCAACTTCTGGGAACTTTGAAATAACATCACGGAGAACTCTTGAAAGCATTTGGTTGACATTCTCTGCCTTCTGCATTCTTCCAATATATTCCGCATCGGAGTTGTTACCGACCATCAGTTTATGCAACTGAGCTTTCTTAGTGGCTAACTCTCCGGCTAACTTAATAGCCTGGATTCTCGCTGCGACCATTCCATGATCTGTTGCAATGTTAATTGTCTCCCAGGCTTCTTTGCTTAACTCATCAAACTCTTTGAGAGCTTTGATTGTATTAAACTGAACCCTTTCAAGGAAGTATGGATCTTCGTCAGCCTTCCTGTTGAGGATCTTTTTGTACTCCTCAATATACATCTTAACGTCGTTAGAACTTATTGCAAGAAGTGAAGCAATCTCATGGTTGGAATAACCCTTAACATGGAGAAGCCCCACATCTTCAACGTCTCTAATTTTATCAAAGAGAGTCTTCTCTCTTACTGGTTCAATATCTGACATAATCTATCGTAATAGCCTTTCGCAGCCCAATCCCAAGTCATAGTCTCAAATTGGGCGGTTGCATTGTCGTAAGTCTTCTTGGCAATCTCATCATAATTATTTACGACATATAACATCTTATCACATAGGTCATCAAAGTCTGGCTCTGCCCATGTACCAGTGTCCTCATATATACCGCTCATGTTGTAATTACTCCACTTATAATCAAGAGGAACAGACATTTCTGCATACTCAGTACAAGATGTTGCATTAGTGCAAATCGTTGGAATACCTTTTGCAATTGCTTGGTATGGAAGAATCCCCCAGCCCTCACCGCTTGTCGGGTAGATTAAGCAATCCACAGAGTCATAAATTTTACTCAGAGTCTCAAGGTCAACATCTTTATCAATAATATCAATCTGAGGGTGACTACTGATAGGAAGAACACCTCCTCCTGCATCTTTCAATCTAGCGTCAGGACAATCAACGGATTTATATAAAAGGCGATACCCATCTTTCCCGCCAAACATCTTTATAAACGCATCAACAGCGACCTGGCTATTCTTACGAGTAGATGGAGAGCCAATGCTTAGGAATGTAAACGGCGACTTTCTCGTTCTCAAGATTGGATAGAAAAATTCCTTATGGATTCCCAATGAGAAATTATAAACCGGCACAATAACCCCTGAGTCAATGAAGACATTCTTAGCCCACAAAGAAGTTGTCCAAATCTCATCCATCTGATTCATTCTAGTCACCCATTGACTCGGGAGCTTATTGGTTTCCCAGTATGAGAAGCCAATTGAATATCCTGAGCCGACTTGGTAATCATGAGGTAATCTATTGTTGATGAGAATATCAGACGAGACCCTCTCTGATGCATTGCTTTCGTATGCCAAACCAATGCCAGAGTTGTTTATAAACTGAACGTCTTTTGGCACAAGACACTCTCTTGTGATATCCAAGCCATTCTTTATGAGTCTTGATACAATCTCATCTTCTGAATTCTTGTAGCCTTCATTTCTTTTTTGACGCAGGCTAGTGCCATTCCAAATTATTTTCGTCATGATTACAAAGAAGGGTCAAAGGCGAGAACTTTTCCACCTTCACCAGCAGCCTTTTCCAATTCCTCAATGCTGTATCCGTGAAGTTTCGTGTATTCAATTCTATAATTAAACCAACCAGAAGTCCCAACCCAGAATTTTGGATCCGTATCTTCAGCCAATTTCTGCAAGTCTTCTGTTTCAATTAAGAAACTCAGAACACCTAACGGCATATAAACGGTCATGTCGTAATTCTCATGCTTGTCTTTTGCATATTCTTTAAACAAGTCCTGAATACCTTTTACAACTTTCTGGACAGGAGCGCCGGAAAAGAAATCAATGTTCCCATTAACATTTCTAATTCTTGGACAAAAATCATCAACAGGGGTGATCGTTCCAAAAGAACGACATACCATTGGTCTATAACCATAAATGGTGCATCCACCTTTATAAAAGGCGCACAATCTTTCTGTCTCTCCACCTGGCTTCCATGTCTCGTCATACATCGCTTGCTTAAGCGACTCAACGACTCCATTCATCCAGTCCTTAGCGAATTCATGCCCTTTGTCTTCAATATGAAGATAGTATTGCTGGTTCAAACGGAATGCAATGTTTGCACACTCCAGCATTGGAATAACTAAACCAATGTGACAGCACTTCCCTGAACCCAAACATTTATACTCGGATTCATTCTGCTTTGCCTCAATCATACGAACTTGATTATAAATCATATCCAACTGAGCAAAATTAACAATGTCCTTGATAGTGACACTTCTTTTCATCTTCCCATACCTTTCTTTCTAAGCTTATTAGCCTTCTGTTGTTCTCTTTTTCTTCTTTCAACCGCTTCCTGCATAGGGGATTTCGGTCTTCTCAAAGTTGTTGAAGCAAGGTTTCGTCCCTTGCCTCTGAACTTAAGCAATTCATATTTAGCGCACCAGTTATAGACAGCCTGTGGCGTAACTTCAATGTTGTAAGTCTGCTTAAGCACCTTCACAATATCAGTCAGGTTCATTCTTCTAGTGACGTAGTGTTCATAAAGCCACGCTTTGTCTTTATACGGCTCATTTGCCATTCTGCACCTTCACTTTCCAATACCACAAGCCAATGCCTACGGCATCAACAATATCATCATCACCAAGATCAATGTTGTCAGTTACAAAATTATCTTGAATAATGATACGGACTCGCTTCTTCCTCTCCTCTTTCTTCTTCAGTTCTATATTTCGTTTCGTGCCATCGTTACTCATGGCTTCTTTATCTTTTGCGGTAAGGTTCTTGTAACCTACTCCACTACGCCAAACCAATGGGCTTACATCCATGACACTTTCGCAATGCAAAGAAGCAATACCCCAGGTGAATCCAATTATGTATGAAAGCAAACGGCTTGTCTGAAAGTTCTGGATATAGACAGACTGTTCAATGACGCAAACTTGAGGGTTGTACTGCTCACATATCTTCTGAACACCGAGTTTGATTGCATTGAACTTTTCTTCAATCGCTGCCCCTTTAGCAAAAGTGATCTTGTCGGTCTTGATTACTTTGATGCCGTTATCATACTCAGTAATAGACCAGGCAAGGGAATGCGAAGCAGGGTCTATTGATAAGACTGTTTTTACATTAGTCTTTTTAAGATAGCTTAAACCCATAGATAATATTATAACTCATTCCTAAGCTTGGTTTCATCCCAACCCCAAGAAATAAGTCTTTTAATATACCTCTCATGCTTACAAGATTCACAGATATCTTCTTTGTTATAGCTTGATAGTATCGTTGTACAAACTTTTGTTTTACATACTCGTTTTTTATTCTTATTTAATTTCTTTTCGTAATAAGCATCAAGTAGTTTTTTATTAGTAACTTTCTTCCGACATTCAGCACAACAGTACATAGCGTTATATACTTTTGCACTGAATGTCTTTAGACAATCCTCGTTTGAGCAAATCCGGCTTTCTTCATCAAACATTGTTATTCTGCATAAGCAGAATTAAAACGGTTCTTCCTTGCTCTCATTTTGCGCCCCTTCTGACCAGCACATCTCAGCAAGATCACATGATGCGCAATGCGCAGATGACCTCTTGTAAGGGTGCTTTGGCATATCGCCATTTTGAAAATCTGTGTAGATAGTGTTGTACTTTTTAAATAACTTATCAACAAACGCATCATCCCTCTCTATGAATACAGGGAGGATTTCTTGGTTATTCTTGTTTTCATAAATTACATACCCGCTATCCAAATCCAGACATCTCAGATAAATCTGTGCCTGCCTGTAGTGGTCATCTTTAGGCTTGTTATACAGTTGCCTGTAATGAAAGCCCTCTGCACTAATTGACTTTAACTCAATTAATTTACGACCGTACCATTCAATGATACCATCCGCAGTGCCTTCAATTGGTGGAGTACCGTATGTTACAGGGATTTCTTCTGCTACAAGGATGCCCATTTCTCTAAAATAGGAGTAAAGTCTCTCATGAACAGCGTGTCCATTGTCAAAAATACGATATGTCTGAGATTTGAAAGAAGTCTGAACTTCTACGCCCTGGAAGAGATAGTTCCAATACCTTTGGCATTGGTTCGTATAACTTGGATGAAAGCCATTGACTTTCTTTAAGGCTGGCTTATTTCTCTTCTGCAAATGCTCATCAATTGCATCTGTAATAAGTTGTTCAATAACCGGCTCTTTATCAACCACTATTGGGTTCTTAAGTTGCTTTAGTGCTTTCAATTTGATGTTCCCTTTGCTGCTATTTTGAGAGCGTTAATGTTCTCACTTAATGCTTCATACATTGTCTTCCATATATCATTAACTAACTTATCTTGCTCATTCATGATGCTTGATCTGCGCTTAAACGCTTGTGACTTAACAATCATCTGTGTTCTATAAGCTGCAAGTACATTTAGATATTTAATTGCCTGCATACCTACATAATCACTAGGATTCTCAATAATGTCCTGAATAATCCTCATGCATTCAATAAATTCCTCAGCCTTATCACCCATCTGGCTTGCGAGCCAGTCTGGGTCAACCACTATGTCAGCCATATTATCTTTCTCCTATCGCTATTTTTATTTTTGCTTTGTTTAAAAAAATCAGTATATCAGTAATGTTTGCGTATTCTTGATCGGGATAGAAAACAACCTTAGAGATCCCCGAATTTGCAATCAATTTGGCACAACTAAAACATGGAGGTCCATTAACAAATAGAGTTCCGCCCTGCCTTGCAGAGGTATCGCTCCATAAAATAGCATTTGCCTCAGCGTGTATCGCTACACAGTTGTCATAGACACTTCCATGCTCAACGTCAGTAAAAGCTCTAGGGCAACCACCATCAGTGCAGTGCTTGAATCCTGCAGGAGCGCCATTGTAACCCATACCAACAACACGACCATTGCTTGCTACTATTATTGATGCATACTGCCTTCTGGAGCAGGTTGAAAAGATCTTAGATAATTCATCAACAGACCTAAGCCATTTCTTCTCTTTTTCGTTAGGAGGTTGAATTTTATGCATTGTCCTTCTCAACCGCCATTTTTAGTTGGCACTTCAGGTCTTCAATCCTATCCTCTAGAGAATGGCAGTGGTCAATCCAAAACTTAATAGTCTTTCTTTGCTCTGAAATCTGTTCAGAGTCAGAGAGATCCGGCATGTTAACCATTCTTACTCCCAAAAGTGATACCTATTGCCCACTTGTACAAGTAGAAGCCAACATGATATGGCTTTTCACAATAGTCAATCATTACCCCAAATGATCTGAATTCATAAAGCTTATACGCAAAAAATTTCTTATTCATATTCTGATCCTTCAATTAATTCTTTTAATAAATGCCATTCAATTATACCAACTTTTACGTCAGAGTCTTCTCCAAGCACTACAGAAATTAAAGGATGTTTGTAATTTGATTTCCAAGCGTCTTTCCGTAATTTGATCCAAGCGTCTCTTGTTAAAGTAAAAGTCTTACCATTGTGTTTGTAATCAATAATAAACTCATTCATTGTCGCATCACCCTTTCGGATTCCACGACCTGAATTCTTTACTGGTCTTGCACCATCACGCTTTGCTTCTTCTTTTTCATTTCTTTTCATGTTGCTTGTTAGCCTCCGTTAATAGTTGAGCCATTTTTGGTGGAACTGCATTCCCGACCTGAAGCCATTGTGCAGTCTTTGGTCCACTCACAGTATATTTCTTAGGGAACCCTTGTAAAATCAATGCCTCTTCTAAAGTAATCAAAATCGCATCGGGTTGATTCTGTCTTGGTCCATCACCAGGTTTACGCCATGTTGGGGGAGCAACCATTTCGGGCTTAAATGACCCTACAATCGTCGTAGAGGGGCGCTGATGTGCCCAATGGGGAATGTCATGCCTTTTCAATGCTTTAGCCATAGTGATCTTGTTGGGATTCTTTTCAGGGAAAACAGGTTCTGCAAAATCAGCCCTTGCAACCATAAAACAACGCTTCCTTGATTGAGGTATTCCATAATCAGAAGCATCCAGCACTTCCCATTTTACAGAGTAACCCAACTCTTCAATCTGCTTGACATATTTATTAAAATGAACAAGGTTATTCTTTGACACCAAACCTTTTACATTCTCAATAACGACAAGTCTTGGAACCAATTGTTTAATTGCAGAAATAGTGGCAGGGAATCCATCTCTGGAATCATCAACACTCTTAGCACCACCATTAGCCTGAGAGAACGGCTGGCATGGAGGACTCGCCCACAGCAAATCAATTCCAGGCTTTATGCCAATCTTTTCCAAAACAGATATCCAATCTGTAGTCTCTGTGATTGACATCTTGACCGCTGGCATATCGTTGCTATTATGAGAAACAATAGCGTGATTCCAAGCATCAAAGCCGACTACATCATATCCAGCATTCTTGATGCCTAGAGAAGCACCACCCATACCGCAAAACAAATCTATTGCTTGCATATTTTTTCTTTCTACTAGAGCGAATATTTAACTTGTGAACTCTGTTTTTTTCTCACCGAAGTATGCTTTAGCAAAACCTTTGGTGATCAATTCTTCATTTAAACAAGATGATAATTTTTCATCCGAATATATCTTAGCAAGGATTCTACCAAATTTCTCTTTCTTGTCGGCAATTGTGTTAATAAAAACAACTGGGTTTTCTTCCGCCCAATGCTTTACAAACTCTTTTGCTTTCAAACCGGCTGCCTTCTCTAGTTTATTGGTAGTCCTGCTCTCTGGGGTATTCACACCATGAAGGCGAACCCTGATTTGGAAGTGAATATCAAAACCAACATCAACAAGGAGATCAACTGTATCTCCGTCAACAACCCCAAGAACTTTTGCTGTGTACCAAAACTTATCTGCCATCTTTCTTCTCCAAGTTGGCACTTTCTTTTACTTCGTCAACAAGTAATTTAGCCTGAAGAATAGCAATTGCTGATATTCCAATAATCAATACAACGACAAAAAGTACCATGCATAATTATACCACAGGTTAATAGCTCAGGTAATCCGAGAGCTCTTGCTCGGTAGGATCCCTAAAGTTATCAATTGATATCAATTTCTTGTATTCCTCAGCGGAGACAACATGGAGAGGGTCTTCCCTTGTGAAAGTGACCATAGATTTGGTATGGTACGAAATCCCTCTTTGAAAGTATATGAAACGAGAAGTGGTGTCTTCTTCTATTGATACAGATTTCAACATATCAATACCGACTCTGTTGATTAAAGAATCAAGCATGTAGTTAACTCTTTTCTGCCAGTTATATTCTTCATATACGGCTCCGGCTTGTTTATAAAAGGATTCTGATTGTGAATTTATATTGTCATAAGCGTTCTGCATTAAATGCATTAAAGACTCAAAGTCTGCAAGGACAACCTCTCCGTGGTCATAGCCAGTATGGGTTGTCTTACCCAGCTTTGACTCAATGATATTGTCTTTGAAATACTTATCATAAGAACACCATCTACTTGTTGAGACTACTGGCATTCCTGTTGCAAGGGCTTGTAGAGGAATAAATCCAAAGCCTTCGCCCTCTGATGGATATACAAGTACGTCATGATCATGAAACAATTTGACCATTTCATCTTGCGATAGAGTTTTATAGATTTTACTAATATTGCTGCGAATCACATCACGGCTGAACAAATCTAAGACGCTATAGCCTTCACTCTCGTGGTACTTTAAAGTTAATTCAACATCATCTCTGCTACCAAACAGTTTAATAAAAGCGTCTTGTACCAAATCAGAACGCTTACGAGGGCTTCCTGAATCAACGTGAAGGAATCTCACCTTGTTTCCTTGACCACGAAGTTTTGGAGTCCACATATCATCAATGCCATGTTCAAAAACATATGTCGGTGTTGTGATGCCGGAATTAATAACAGCGTCTCTAGCAAAGTAGTTACCTACCCAAATCTCATCCACAGCATTCATGGAATCAATCCAATGACTCCACACCTTCGTTGCTTCTAGGTGAGTTCCTTGTATCTTATATTGATGGTCATGAAACTTTTTAAACCCAGGCTCCCTCAAGTCGGTCATGTTGTTTTGGTTATACCACTCTGGCTCCATATAAAACAACTGAATTTGAGACCGAGGATCATTCCTGGTCACCTTTAAGGTTTTACCATCATGCTGATACTGGGAGAAATGCTTACAAATTCGGTTATACCCGTAGGAATAACCATTCTTCTGTTTACCGCTCCTGATGTGATCGTCAGTATGTATTGAAAAAATCATTTACGAATCCATTTTCTCCAAAAGTATTTGCTTCTGAATGACCGCCTTATCATCATCTGACAGGTCAATCGCATTCATGCCATTCCACTTCTTATCGTTATAAGAATACCATGCTCCACGGCGTTGAATAATATCCATCTCAACTGCGATATCAATAATCTCACGATCAACGTCAATCTGACCTGCCTGTGGTAGTACATAATAGAATCCTGTAGCACCGATTGTCGGAATCTGCTTCGTCTTTTCAATTGTCCACACTGCACGTTGCGAAGTAATAGTGTGAGCATCGTCTCGCTCCATTTCCTTAGAAGACATTGACAAGAACAACTTCACAATATTATGCATATTATGGTGAACAGTATTACCCATCTTAGCTTTAGTAACAGCAAACATACCACTCAAGTCAACTGTCTGGTGAGCAACAAACAGCATAATGTTTCGCTCTTTATGCAAATAGTTAACAAGCTTCTGAAGAAGATAACCCTGTGAACGAGACTGAAGCCCCATTGCCTTACCACCCTCAGGCTTATCATAAAACTCTTCTTTAATAATGTTAGACAGTGAGTCAAACAAGAAGATGTGTTTCTCCACATCATTCGTAAGATACCCAATCAATGCTTTCATAATCTCTTCAACAATAGTTGACTGAATAACGACAACATCCTCAATATTGACTCCGCACTTCTTTGCGTACTCATCATTATACGAATACTCTGAGTCAATAATTACAGGGCGATAACCACGCCTCTGCGCTTCCGCTAAAATTCTGAAACACATCGTCGTTTTACCAACAGAAGGCGTTCCCCAAAACAAATGAGTGGCTCCTGTATTCAAACCTCCGCCAAGCGCACGATTCAACCCAACACTTGGCGTGGGAATGACCTCATGAATCGGCATATGATCACCTTTTCTTTTATCTACTACTAGCATTACTTCACCTTTCCTGTGAAAATCATTCTACCCGATTTCAATGCCTTTTCAGTAATATCCTTATACCCAATATCCTGCATCATTCCACGAACAGCCAACGCATTAGGACCCCAAAAGTTTGTACTATCGTTATTCAACTCATTATGAACATAATATCGTGCAGCCGGATACGGAGCATCCATCAAATCAACGTGGCTTTCAATAATTACCAAATCATTTGACATATCAAAAGCCTTCTGCAAATAGCCAATCGGATCCTTCGCATGATAAATAACACCAAGCATCAAAACAATATCAAACTTGCCATGAATTTTCGGATCCAACTCCTCAACCGAAGCAAACAACTGCTCAACCTTAGAACCCAAATGCTTGTGGGCGAACTTAAAACCAGCATCGCTAACATTCCAATCAGCCACATTATTAGGTTGCCAAACAAAACTATCCGAAGCAACAACACGCTTCGCACCAAGCTTCTCGCAACCAAATGAGTAATACCCATCCCAGGCACCAATATCAAGAACCGACTTACCCTCTAGACTTTCTGGCAAACCCAAATTGTCAAACGTGTCAGGTGTTTCCTGATTATGCCCTGGCGTTACATAATCACCAATGGTGATGGGATGCCACCAATAAATAGCATCCATCTCTTCCTTAATAAAATCAATCATAATTACTTTCTTTCTAAGACGATAAGTCTTCTCTTTGTATGGGGCACAAACCCCGGCAAATCCAAATCACAAAATTCAAAATCTACTGCCACAGTAACTCTTTTATCAGTTGACTCCACAATAGCACTCGCCTGCAACACACTAGGCTCATGCTCAACAGAATACTCAACAATAACCACCCGAGCAGAATCCACCATAGCCTTGAAGCAAGCCCACTCAGACTCTCCCCCCTCAATTTCTAACCCCATAGCCATGATTCCACAGTTTGTTAGTTTTAAATCGCCCACACCGCCTTCAAACCAGTCCTGAACGGACCCATGAAAGGCTCCTGGGATAGACTTCAGAGGGTCAATAGCAATCAATCTGTTATGGGTTTTGATAGTATTTTTATAAGCGCCCACATCAATCACGGCTTCCAAGTCGTCGCCAAAGAAATACTCACAAATATGATGTCTGAGCATATACTCTTTGCTAACTAGGTATTCCCATCTGTCCATTAGAAACCGACTCTTGGCATAATTAATGCTGTACCGCAACCTACAGGAAAATTCACCATGTCGTGATTATTCTCTGATGCCCAATCCACTGCTGCTTTATAAGAGCCGATAGGCGGATGGTCTCCATCAGAAGGGTTATTTGTATCATGAATAGTTATAGCCCACTTCTTATGTTTATTCATCCGACTTCCATAATGCTCAAGATCACGATAGACCTGATCATATGAGTGGTCAGCATCAACATGTAGGTAGTCAATATTATTAAATCTTTCATATACATCATCAGTCATGGCTTGATAAATCTTTATATC